TGGGAAGAGACCAACGTACAGTTCTCCAGTCCCAGGAGAATACAGTTTAATTTTTCCATCCCACCATTTGTATCTATTCTGAGACTTCAAGTATTTTGCATTCGGAACTTCAAATGTAAAGTAGTCCGACAACTCATAATTGATGTGTGGTAGTGCTTGAACTCTAAGATATACTTCGTTCTTTTTGGAAATTACTACTGTCATTGAATACCAAAATACTTTTCACATTCGATGACATTCTTGATCTGGTAAGTTCTACCGTTGATCATTCGCAGAATGCTATCACATGTATTTATGATGACATCCAGATACTCCAATTTCATAACTGCTTGCTGGATATCCTCGTCCGACTCAAGATAGAGTGGAAGATCTTGCTTAAGAATCTTTAGGTCAAAGGGTTTTTCTGCATACACCTTTGCTGGTGCTTTGCCCAGATAATATTCAGTTTTTTCTCTGAGTAAATTTTTATACTTCATCTCTCGTTCTTTCTTCATCAGAACGAAGTTGTTGTAATACTCAAGATATTTTGCGTGAAGTGATGGAACGCCACGAGACACTTCTGCTAGTTTGTCGTAGTCCTTCTCAATTTTGCAATCTTCACGCCATTCATGCTGTAGTTCATCAAGATTCATTTAACTCTGGTTCCTCTATTAGCAGTTCTAATTTCGTAAGTAGTATACCTAAAACTGACCTGTGCTGTCAGTGGTTCAATATCACCAACACTCACATCAAATGCCAGTGACCCCAATGAGGTTGGGAAAATATCTTTGAATATAACATCAAATGCAGGATTTAGATTGTTGGTTAAAACTTGTAGGGTGGCATCCGTTGTAATGATTTCAAAATTGTTTGTCTCCAATCTCGGAATCTCATACTTATTGATGAAATCAACTCTCTCCTGAAAATCTTCGGGGATGCCCATACCACGGATCCAGTTATGAATCTCTAGGTAGTTTTCCAGGTTCTCATCAACTAGAAAATCAATACTGAATACTCCGTACTGAATATTACCTTCACGAGGAATACGGACAAACGGACTTGGTGTTTCCACCACACCAATACTTATTTCTGGAATGCTAGCAGTTTTACACAAGAAACTAGTTTTGGGTGAACGTTCCAAAATAAATTTGAATCCACCAGGACTCAAGTAGTTTCTATTCGTTAACTGATTATTATACCAACCCATGATAGAAGCAAATCCTACTTTATATTTAGGTGTAAAAAAAAGACCCCTTTCGGGGTCTGGTGTATACTACACTAAGATTGATTTACATATACGTTTACATTGGGTTTGGTTTAAAGCATCGCATTCAATTAAACAAGTATAATAGTCATTCAGTTTTTGTTGTTCTATTTCTAAGTTATCTAAGGTTTGCTCAAAATGACGCCATTCATCTAACTGATTACGATTCAACAGACTATGCATGATTCCTCCATGCAATTGGGACATGATATAAGTGGAGGGTTTCAATTCATTTGTTCACCTCACATAATTCTGTAACTAATTATATGCCATCCCTAACATATAATGTATCGTCTTAAACAAAATTTATGCCTATTTGATAATCTTATGGGCATAAAAAAAGAGGGTCCGAAGACCCTCTTGATTGAATCGAAAATCGATCACATGAGGTTTGCGACCTTCACACGACGATAGTAACGGTTCAGGTTAGCATTCAGAGCACCCGCACCCTGTGCAGTACCTTCTGCGAAGGGGTTAGCAACCATGCCATAACGGGTCTTGAAGCCGATCTTGGGCTGGAAGCTGTTCTGACCCACGGCACGAACCATCTGGAGGGGCACGTAGGGGCAATAGAACAGACCTGCATCATATGCAGAAGAACCCTTATAACCAGCCACATAGAAGTGGTCGTCTGCAACGTTAGCAGAATAAGGATCAACATACACCTTGATGCGACCGTTGAGAGTACCAACCAGAGTGCTGGAGGTATCGTCGGGCACCAGACCGTTGTTGCCTGCGAGAGCAGGAGCATAATCCAGAACGCCTGCCATCGACAGTGCCGAAGCAACGTCAGCAGAACAGATCAGGATGTTGCCCTTCCCACGACGAGTTTCGTGACCAATTGCGTTTGCGTCACGCTCGATTTGGAACAGGAGACCCTTGAACTTCTCAACCGACCAACGACCATTGGAGTCAACGTCGAGGTCGAAAGTACCAGTGCTTGCCACATTGTTTTGTGCACCAGGACGTGCAATGCGGTAGATGGTACGAACAACTTCACGGTTGATCTCAGCCAGCACTTCAGTGCTGAGGATGTTTGCCAGTTCAGACTCAGCATCAAGACCATGGATTGCCTTGAGGTCTTGAGCCAGTTCCAGGGTGTATTCTGCTTTCAGAGCACGAGTCTTAGCAGCAACGGTGACCTTCTCGATGGAGAAGTTCATTTCTGCGAACTCGTTACCCGAGGTGCCATCACCCAGTGCTTCACCCTGAGCAGTGGTCATACCCTGACCACCTTGGGTGTAGCTGCCACCATCATTCAGCAGCTTGGGGTTAGAACCAGTCTGAGTGTTGGAAGCAAGGCTGTTGCCACTGTTCTCTGATGCAAACTCAGAATCTGCTTCGTTGAAGAATGCTTCAGCACCACTGGTACGGTCAGTGCCGTAACGTGAACGCATTGCGAAGATCAGACCTGTAGGACCAGTCATAGGCTGGACACCGCAGATGTCATATGCGATCAGTTGGGGCATCGAACGGCGGATCAGGCTGATCAGCACGGGGTCGAAACCTGCGACTGGACCAGCTGCGGTGGATGAACCACTGAAACCACCAGTACCAGCAGACATTGTGGGGGATGCCTCAGAGAGGAACATACCACGCTCTTCTGTGAGGAATTTTTCTTGGTTTTCTAGCAGGACGGAAGTAACGGCTTTCTTGTACTTGTCAGCAATCTGGGGAAGATCACTATGATCAAGAACAGGTGCCCACTTCTCCTGCAGATGCTCGGAACGGAACATTTGCTTTTATCTCCTAAAATTTAATAAGTAAGTGGTTGTGTGTTAATTATTTATGAAATATTATTTTCCGAAACGACCTAGGGCACGGACATAAACGTCCATGCTTGAACCAGGAGTTAGGGAACCTTCAATTTCAGTATCTTCGGTTGCAATAGATGCTTCACGATGGAAATATGCTTCCTTCAGCATCCCAACCTTGTCACGGAATTGATCTTCACTCTGAAACTCAATATTTTCTGCAAGACCTGCTAGCTTTTCCTTTTGGGTATCTGCTAGACCGTCTGCAATTTCTGCCACGATCCCATGCTTAACTTGCTCACCAAGTTGACGATTCAGACCAATATTAACTTCGATCTGCTCATTGAGTTTAGCTTCCATCTCATCTAGTTTTTCGACCATATCATCGAATAGGTCAAACTTCTCTTCAGGAACTTCAAGGTAGTTCTCTGCGAAAAGGCTCTTCATGCCATTGATCAGGTTTTCTGCGATCTCATTCTTGATACCATGCTCGATTGCCAGTTCGTTTTCGGACATCCACTGGGCTGCGACATAGTTCAGGAACTCATCAACCTTCTCGGCAAGTTCCTCACGAGTTTTCGTGAGTTCTTCTTCCAAAGTCTCTTCATATGCTTCGTGAATCAATTCAAGTTCTTCTTGAATCTTAGTCTTCACTGCTGCTTCAAAAATTGTAGCAGCCTTTGCTTTGAATTCTTCGGAAAGCTCTTCACCCTCTACGAGGGCATTAACGTCAGCAGTGACATCAACGACTACTTCGTAGCCATCGAACTCTTCGTCTTCTGCAATGACTTCATCTTCTGCATCAACTTCTTCCATCTTGGAAGAAGCATCGGAAGGCTTAGCAGCAGGAGCAGCAGTTTTGCTTGCTTTACCTGCGGCACGCTTGCCGATAGCAGCAGAGTCAGAATCGGGCTTGACGGTTTTAACGTCTGGACCACCCAGATCTTCTGCCTCATTTTTCAGACCAGATTTTTCTGCTGGTTTAGCACCCTTGGTCACGACGTTTTCGTCAAGACCCTCCAAGTGCTCTAGTTCTGTCTCATGTGACATTGAAATTTTCTCCTGTCAGAATGTGTTCTAATTTCTAAGATTATTTATAGGTCAGAGGTTTTTGAGGAAATCATTAAACGCGGAGAGTTTTGCTTCATCCAATTTCTGTCTTGAAGCAGCATTGCGAATCGTGTTTCTATATGCTTCAACTCTCTGTTCTCTGAGTTTACCTCCGTCCCAGACCCACTCCTTTCCTTCCATGATTCCCTCAACGAAAGCATCGGGAGCAGAAGGATCAGCAACAATATCTGCCGCAGTCGCCAACATGAAGTCGGGTCCGACAATGTTGCAACCTTCTTGCTTGACAAGAGAACCGATGCCTCTAGACGAGACACCTAGTTTGACTCCCTCTTCAATCAAGGATTGAGCAATCTTGCCCATTGGAGTATTTAGGATCTTTGCTTTCCCAATAAAATTAGTGCCATCCTCTCTAAGAGAAAGAATACGATGTGACACACGATCTAGATTCACTGTTGGTCCATCAGGGTGACCCAGTTCACCAAGAGCTCGGGAACTCTCAATGAACGTTTTGGTATAACGGTCTACTTCTTTACGAAGGGTCTCCATAGGATACCTACGACCATTTCTGTTTTGGATATCTCCTTGGAGGAAAACACCCTCAATATATAGGGACTTACTACCGTTCTTCTCCTCGGTAATAATCTCTACATTCTCGATTTGTTCGGTGATTAGTTTCATTCTTCCTCTTCGGTGTCCAGTTCTTGTTTATAGGGTTCACCAGTTGTAGGGTCAATATCGATAACTTCAAGAGGTTCTTCGATATGTTTAAATGGTTGGTGAATTTGAGTAAACTTGGCAACAACTTCTTTTTTTGCTGCTTCAATTTTTTCAGCAGCAACTGTAGATAGTTGATCACCAATTTGATCCATCACTTCCGCCTTGCTGCCCCCAGCAAAAACGGTATTGACGATGTTCATAGCAGCATCACTTGGCATAATATCTCCTTTTCAATATAATTATTTAGAATTCTCCCTTTTTATAGTCTTTGGGATCAATCCCAGTGGGAGCGGGAGCACCCCCTGCAGCAGGATCATCAGCAGGAATTGCACCATTACCAGCTGCCATATCCATTCCACCACCAGCAGCCATCATTTCTGCTTCCATAGGATCCATAATAATACCTGCTTCTTTCTCCTTCTCAATTTGCTCATCAATTTCATCCATCTCAGCATCAGTCTGCTTAAGGATTTGACGACGAATATATTCAACTGAATAATACTTACCGATAAACACATCCATTGTGCTAGCAAGGTTGAGTCTCTCTGTCAGCATTTCATTTTGCTTGAGTTCAGAGAAGTGGTTATCAGCAACATAATCGTATTGAATATGTTCCTTCATATCCTCCCAATCTTCCAGAGTGATGATACCCTTGAGAACTAGTTGAGTTTTCAGAATATCGTGGAAGAGGAGAGAGAAATTTTTGCGAAGACGAGTGACAAACTTCTGGAATTTCACTTCGTCTCTGGTGATCTCAGCAGATCTACCAATATTAAATGTGCTATCAGATTCCAGTCTGGATGATGGAACGTTGAGTGCTTTGTATAGTTTCTTCTGGAAATACTTCACGTCTTCCAGTTCACCCAAGTTTTGTCCACCAGGCAGAGTTGTAATTTCTGTACCACGACCACCTTCACGACGTGGAAGCCAGAAATCTTCTAGCATTGACATGTATTTTCTGTCATCACGGATCTCACCAGTCGATGCATCATACACCAACTTATTGCGATAACGTGACATCACTTCCTTGAGGTATTGTTCTGCTTTAACCTTAGGGAGATTGCCCACATCAATGTAGAAAATTCTACGTTCTGGAGCACGTGACAGACGATAAATCACCAGAGAATCTTCGATCATTCTCAGTTGATTCAATGCCTTGATTGCTTTGTGTAAGTGTGACAGAACCATATTGCGGTTCATGTCTACAATGTTAGAGTGACAATATGTGATTGCATCTGGTGCAACCTTGATTCCAGTATTGTCGTTACCTCTCAAACCTTTATTGTTGTAGATGTAATACTCTACAGTTTTCTGTCCAATTTTTGTATTGGATTCTTGCAATGGAGCCATGTCACGAACATCATTTTTCTGATATTCCATGACCTTGCGAATCTTGCGAGGATCAATATATCTCAGTTCTACAATACCCTTCTTAGGATTTTCTAGATCAATAACTTTATGATAAAAAACTCTTCCGTCGATATACCAACGACGGAAGATATCGTATGCTTTCTGATCAAAATCTAGCAAACGCAAGACATAATGAAACTCCTCCCTAATTTTTTTCTTCAGTGAAGAACTTACATTAGGTAAGTTTGATAGTTCGATTTCCACTGGGGTGTCGTCCAGTTCACCTGCAATTGTCTCGTTGACAATATCATCAATGGCGGAATCACATTCTGGATGAATGGACATATCACGATAACGCATGATGAGTTCCCATTCATTCTTGACATGGCCATCCATGTCAACATACTGACCAAAGTATCCACCAGCAACGATAGGTGCGGATGCATCACCATCCTGCTTAGGAACAAAGGACGCTGCCTTTTTAGGGACAGCATCCTTACGTCTATTGAGTGAAAATCCAAACAGAGAAGTATTCTCTTGTGCCATTATGTTACTCTATAGTTTGCTTACGATCTATTTATCCGATCATCAAGATGCGGTTCTAGCACCAACACCAACTTTTTCCCACCACTGGACTTGTAGTTCAACAGTGAACTCCTCAATGGTATCATTGGAATCGAATGCAAGGTCAATTGCACTCACGTTGGTTGGGAAAGTACCGACAAACTTGTACTTATAGATCTCGTTACCTTCACGGTCAATCTGGGTAACAAACATATCGGCCTGATAATTTTCAGGGTTTTGGATACCGATATTTTGTTCTGCCTCATTGACTGCTCTAACCCACTCTTCAAACGCAGTTCTCAGAGTGAAGTTAGTATCGTTAATGATGGTGATTGTCCAGGGTTCAAAGGTGCGGTCACCCGCAACCTTTAGAACACGACCACGGAAAGGAACCTCAATCACACCCAGCTGGGAAGCAGGCATGTTTGCGGACTTAACCATGAATTGACCAGCAGTAACTGCTGCTGTTGCATCGGGGATGTTTGCCCCCGTGGGGAAGGAGAGGTCAACCTTAAATAGATTAGGTCTTGCTCCACCCCCCACTAGTTGTGCTTTGAAATTAGTTAGACTTAGTGCTGCCATTGGTATGGTACTCCTTTATGTTAGTTATACGAGAAAACCTATTAGTTAGCAACTTCGGAGAACTCAATGCCACTACGTGTTGCCACGAAGGATAGAGTGATGAAGTTGATAGTGCGGGTGGGCTTAACGTAGATTTCTGCGTAGAACTCACCACGGTCGATTGAATCAGGTGTATTGTTTGTTTCATCACAAACAACCAGGAAGTCTTGGATACCACGACGACCCTGAACCTGACGCAGGTAAGGTTCGACCAGATTGCGGAAGATGCTTCTAGAAACAGCATCATTCTGCTCAAAGAGTTGACCACGACCTGCTTCACCAATAACTCTTTCCAGAGTCAGGAACAGACGACGAACGTTAATTCTGTCGAATGCAGATGGTGTGGAAAGTGCAGTCTTGTCACCAAAGAGAACAGTACCTTCACCAGGGAAAGTAACGATTGGGTTGATTCTTGAGGAATACAACTCATCTCTGAATGCTTTCTTAGGATTGTATGCAAGTTTGATCACGTTACGGATCTGACCACGGGAGAAACCAGCAGGAGAGAACCAAGGATCTCTAGTCAGAGCAGTCTCAACGCAAGTACCAGCAATGTCACCATTGCAAGGGATATAACGATAGGTATCATTATACTTGTCGTAGATATACTTATAACCCGAATCAAACACTGCATATGAAGAACCAGCCAGACGGTCGAAGAACTTCACAATGTTTGATGTCTGGAGTCTAGAACCAGGGTTGGACACGATGCCAACAACATCAGATCTTTGTGGTGAGATGAATGCAATACAATCCTTACGGAGATCAGCAACTGCGATACACTTGTTTGCTTTCGATAGTGAATCGGAAAGAGTGTTACCAGTTTTACCGCAAAGGATGTAGTCGATTCTCTCAGTCTCAACATCAGCAAAGAGATCGATTGCTGAATTTAGATCTGCGATATTTGAATCGAAACCGTTGTCACCACCACTCAGTTGATAGGCATATGAACCAGAGTACCAAGATGAGGTTGCCTGGTCAGTAATCTGAGCACCAGCAGTGGTGTCTAGTCTGTAACCAACATAGTTTTGCAGAACGTTGAAGTTTCTGTTGAGTGCTGGTTGACCCCAGAGACCTGCCGAGACAGTTGTGTTGCCATTGGTTCTATACTGAACGTGTGTTAGGCTATCACCTGTTAGTGTGCCAACGTGCTCAGCAAAGTAGACATACTGGGACTCATTCTTGATAACTTCTGCATAATAGTTATTTGCACCTTGGGGATTCTTAGCATCAGATGCTTTTGAAAGGAAGGTGAACTTCTCAAGGAGAGTTTTGGGAGCACCAGTGACTGTACCCTTGTCATCGAAGACGAGAACGTGGATTTCGTCATCAGCACCACCCTTGTTTCTCACATACTCAGATGTGCCAGGACGTGCTGCAATATTGATCCACTTCTGTCCAGGATAATACTCTAGTTCAGAATATGCATCTGCAAATGAATCAACAGTGAACTCGTTTGAACCGAGATCAGTTAGTCTGATGCGAGCAGAACCAATGGAGTCATCGGAGAACTTGTTAGAATTCTTGTCAAGTTTGACATAGAGTTTTCTTTCAATCTTCTCAACAACACCTTCAGATGCTGTAGGTGTAGGATAACCACCAGGAGCAGACAGAACTGACTTGACGACGTTGCTGCCAGCAGCAGTGCTATACAGACCAGTGTTTGAGGAATCAATTGCAACTTCCAGAACTCTGGAGTTATGATCCCAGGAGATAACGTCTGCCACAACTGGAGTTGCTGCATCAGTCGTCAGTCTCTCACCAACTGCAAACTTGGACTTAACTGTACCCTCTTTGAGGGTCAGAGAAACAACTGACTTATAGTTCCAACCACTGATGTTATAGGTTGCAAGCAGTTGAGAACCAGTTGCACCACCAGGAGAAGCAAGAGCACCGTTGGTGAAAGTACCATCAGCAGCTGCTTGAAGTGCAAAACGGGGTTCTGCAGAACCAGTTGCAACTGGGGTGATTGCTGTAACCAGCATCACTTCTGAAGTGAGGTTAAGTTCGGTAACGGTTGCACCATCTGCATGAGATGCTGTCACTGTGCCAAGAGCACCACGACGAACAGTTAGATCGTTAACTGATTTACCAGTAACTTCTAGAATCTCGTTGTCGATCTTGATGAACTCACCAGTAGCAAAGTTGGTGCCATCAGCCACAGTCAGAGTTGTATCTGCGTCACTGAAGGTGCCACCCTCGTTAATGGTGGTGGTGTTAGAGTTTGAGGTCTTGATCACACGGATCAGATCTTGAACAGAGAAGTTGGTTAGACCATCAACCGAAATTGTGGTTGCACCAGTTGTACCGATTGCACCATTCAGCAGAGTTGCTGCCTCGGTCACGGTAACTTTGGTAACTGTTGAACCATCTGCGTGAGAAACTGCAGTGGTTGATTCTTGACCACGAGCAATCGTAACTACAGTGCCACCAGAATAACCAGAGTCAATACGAACAACTTCCTTACCGTTTGCAGATTCGATTAGTAGGTAATTGTTTGCAGCAAGACCAGTATCAGAGGTAACGTTCAGGGTTGTGCCAACTGCAGAAAGTGCTGTACCACCTGCGTTGTCAATTGTAGTTGCGGTTGCGGTTCTGTCAATCAGGTTGACCACATCGTTGTCGGAGAAGGTTGTTGCAGAAGTGCCACCTTGACCTCTCACGACAGTAAGGTCGTTTGTTGACTGTGATAGACCACTGCTCACAGGAAGCAGATACAGGATCTGATCACCACCACCATCGGTGACAAACACCTTCAGTGAGTTACCATATTCACCAGCATTACGTGCTGCATAGTGATAGGTATTTGCTGCATCTTCAACGTTTGCTTCGTAGTCTGCTAGTGATTTGATCTTGGGACCTAGACCAGAAACACTCAGTTGAACTGTATTCTGATCATATCCTTTACCACCAGAGATAATGGTGTAAGCAGTCACTGCACCGTTTTCCACAGTTGCGGTAACTTCAGCACCAGAACCAGTACCACCAGTAACAGTAACTGTTGCTCCACGATATCCACTACCTTGAGCATTGACAGCCACTGCTGTGATTGCACCATTGGTAACGGTCACGTTTGCAGTTGCACCCGAACCACGGCCGTTTGCTGCACCGATATCATCGGATGCGTTTGCGATTTGTTTTGAGTCTGAACGTACAACTCTTAGATTGCCACCATACTGGAGGAATTGAGCTGCCACGAACCAATCTTCAAAGTTCTTTTCTGTAGGCTTGCCAAAAACAGAAGCAAGTTCCTTCTCAGAACTAATTGAAACGGGTTCTTCGATAGGTCCATTTTGAAACGATGCTGCGATTGCACCAACGTTTGTCAAGGACACTGAGGATGATGTGCTCAGATCTCTCTCAAGAATCTGCACACCAGGGGATTGTTGCCTTGATGCCATTTGTAAAACTCCCTCTTATGAAATTAGTTTCGTTTTCTAAAAATATTTATGAAATGCTACTTTTGTAGCAATCACCATGATGTAGGAGTCATATCATCATTCACGTAAGTCCATTGGAAAGCACGGTCTCCGTATTCGTCCACATACCACCTATCTCCATTATTGTCTATGAAGCTTTCCTCACCCAGTCCATCTTCAACAAATCCAAAGGGTGCCATATCGGCTTCAATTGCTTCCCTTTGATCTTCATAGATTTTTTTCCTTATATCACTATTTACCAATTCCTTGAAGTAGACACTTGTGGTCAACCAGCAGAACATGACAAAGCACATTGCTAGGTCATCGTTGCAACCATCTTCTGCTTGGAAACTATCACCAACTTGAATAAAAGTGGTCAGTTCAGATATGGTATCGTAATCTTTGATGATTATCTTATCATCCTCTAGCATTGTTTTGAAATTAGAGCAACCAAGTTTCTTAACTGCCTTGGTCATTCTGACTCCCAGATATGCCTTCTTGCCAGAGAATCCAGATCCAACAATTTGTCCAGATCTACCACGCATTGAGCACATCAGAATATTATCATACTCTAGATCGAAGTGAAGAATGTCAGCAACCTGACCTCCAATATCATTCACTTCAATCAAAGCATATGCTTTATTGTATGCCTTACAAACATCGTAAATGATGTTTGGGAATAGCATTGGTTTAATTTCGTTATTCCTATACTTTGCTACCATAGTATATGGAATTTCTGTCACATCCATGATAGTAAATGCAGAATAGTCACTTGAGATGCCACGACTTGTATCTACAGTCACAACATACTGGTGATCTTTAATTGGATCTTGATACACATCTAGACCAGCACTTCTCTTAATAGGATCCTCGTATGGCATGATCCTCAGTTTGCTAGGACTGATTAGAGTATCTGTAGATCCTAAGAATTCACATTCAAACTCAACTCGGAATTGTTGTTCTGAAGTGTTGGCAATTGTTTGTTCCTTCCACTTCGTATCCCTACCAGGAACTTCAGACCAGTGAACCTCAGTTTGAACATATTCGTTCTTCCCCCTCTCGGCATCATGCCAGAGTTTGTAGAACATGTTCATCCCGTGAGGGGTTGAGATGATGATTACTTTAGTTGACTTACCAGAAGAAATAGTAGGGTAAACAGAACTAAAGAACTGGTCAGCAATATGATTCGGGATGAAAGCAAATTCGTCAAGGAAGATAACGTTAAATGACATACCACGCACAGCAGAAGCCGAAGTAGAAGCAGCCAAGATTTTGCTTCCGTTCTCCAGTTCCAAACTACCTCGGTTCCATGCGATGATTCCTTGCTGGAGCCACTTTGGGAGGTT